TGAAGCACGAAATAGGATGTCCCTTAGTCATAAAGGAATTCCCACTTATAGACAAAGCAATGTTAAATTAACCATATCTGAAGTTCTTGAAATCCGCAGAATTTATAGGGAAGAGAAATTATCACAATTAAAGATAGGCGACATGTTTGGTGTGAGTTATAGTACAATTAATAGTATTATTGTGGGTAGAACTTGGTCGAGCGTAGTTTAGGCTGCTAATTCTTCGATTCTGTTTTTTACGATAATATCAACATAATATTTTCTATTTTTTGTCTCAATGATACGATATGATTCGTTATTATGTGAAAACCATACGATATAGGACTTACCCAATTTAATTCCTGTGTTTTTTTCTATGATATATTTATATAACTCTAATTGAAGAGAATATAATTCCAAATCACTGTCTTCAAGGAAGCACAACTCATTTAATAGATGTCTGCTCTTTACTTCTTCGGTGAAATCTTTGTTGGTTTTATAATCCCAAATCTGGAACTCTTTCATTTTCACATTATAGAAAATAATGTCGAGCATTCCACCGATTAGAGATTCTTCGTCATAGACAACAAGTTCGGTACGTATTGGAATTAATTTACCCCGAACATCTTTATAGAACTTATCAACGTGTTTTTTAGTTATATCGTATTCAATCTTAACGGGGTCAAAGCCAAATTCGTTTAGAATTATTTGTTTGGGGTAGTCATAGATTTTATTCTGAAAGAGGTTCTCGGCATAATCGTGTATAGCCGAACCCTTTATTGTGCCTTTCTTATTAATAAAACCCCAGGCTCTGAGTATTTCTCTTGGCTTTAAGTTAAATTGTTCTGCTTTATTTTCCGACCAATACTTTTCATCGAATTCTTCTTGGTACTTATGAATGATAGTCGTGACAGAAATCAATTCCTTGCCCTTCAAATAATATTTATGAGGTTCATCATAGAACTCAACATCATTAAACGCCGTAAATAACTTATCGGGTATTTGTAAACCATTCATTCAGGCAAAGATAATATAATTTTAATTAATCACAATGTTTTTTTGTAACATTCCGTCAAAATTCAGACTTTCTAGTGAATTAATTATCGCTGTTTTATCTGCGGGGAGACCAGAATAGCCGTGAATGTGTTGAATTAAAGCGTTTCTGATTATATTCAATGCTTCAACCAAAACATCACCCCTTGGAATCGGATGACCTTTATCAAATATCTCTGCTCGGTCTTCTGCAGTTAATCTTGCTGCTTTAAATTGTGGTTTACCATCGTGTGAAATAATGGCGATTTTATCGCTCTGCAATATAGTGTTGCTATAAAAAGATGTTTGACCTTGGTTGGGTTCAAATACCATGTTAAATGTTGCGGGATTCTGAAGATTTAGTTTAAACACACTACCATTCTCGTGTTGTCCCGCTCTTATTTGAACTTCATTAACTTTTAAAGTAATGTCGGTATTGACTCTACCTAGAATAGCAATATCTTCTAATGACGGATATATCCCCACAGCATCTGGAAATGTGCTTATTGCCGGGAGTGGAAGAGTCAATCCCATATTTGTTGTCGAAAGTGCCGTATATATGGTATCTTTCTCAATTTTTTGTAATTGTGATATAACTGGTCCCTCCCAATAACGACTTCTTTGCGGATATTTAACGTCCTCAATAAAAACTCTAACATATTCTCCAACTTTTGGAAAAATATGAAAAAATTTTGGTATCATTGGGTAGCACCAAGGCAATTCCGCATTTCCGGTCTTATTATCTAAGTCGGGAATTTTAACCTTAATTCTACCGCCATCAGTAGGGTCAACAATATCAACAACTTCGCCATAATAGATTGTCCTCGTAACGGGAATCATGCTACCTTCTTGTTTATATGCGTTTGTTGTTTGTAATATCGGTTTATCGTATGACATTTTCTCTATTTGTTAGTTCTTCAATTAAATCTATGTATAGTTTCTCAACAGCAGTTAATTCATTTATCTTATCATTAACCACTCTTTCAAGTTCATCTAATTGATATGTATAGTCAATTATTTCTTGTTTTATTTTCTCATGCTCTGCTTTAGAATCATTTATCATCTTCAGCAATTCTGTTGGTGTATATCCGCTAAATCCTTCCATTATTGTATAACCCCATAGCCTTTTGTAAACATTATTGTTGACCCAAATACTGAAACTGGTCCTGTTGGTGAAATACCCGCAGCACTTATTGCAGTTCCGGGAGGAATCGCTACGCTAATAACCGCATCTTGTTGTAATGCCTTTACTATTTCTTCAATTCTTATTCTTTCCATTATTTCATCCGGACTAGCACCACCAGATGGTAATGCACCTACTGGTAATCCCGCCTCTGATTTTCTAGCAATAATACGTGAAGCAATTTTAATCGGTGACAAACCCGGACGTTGAGGAATACCTACCAATATTATTGGTGCTGGTATCGGTGGTGGACCGCCAATAGATGATAGATTCAATATTTTATCAAATCCACCAATAATTGATTCTATACTATTAAAATTAATTGCCATTTTATGTGAATAACGGTGTTTGTATTGGTTGCATACTTCTTAGTGTTGCGATATATAAATTTACTCTTTCTATTACTATTTTTTGTGCTATTGGAACAAGCAGTTTTGTTAAATATGTGACTACTATACCGAAGATAAATCTCACAATTAATTCCATTGCAGCATTAACATTACACATTATCATTGTTCTGAATTCTTTTAAATCTTCTGTGGGATTTCCGAGTTTGGATTGACCTAGATTTCCAATAGCACTCACAATTCCTTGTATCGCTCGATATTGCGGTGCTGTTGTAACCGCATTTACTATTGTATCTGTAATTAACTTTATTAGTTGTTGACAAAATCCGTCCTTAATTGTTTCTTGGTTTTCATTTGCTCTTGGAGCAACTTCTCTCATGCTTTTTGGAACGGTGCTATACATTTGATTTGCAACATAAAAGGGGTCGGTTGAACCAGATGTATTGCCTAATGTTTCTGTTAACGCACTCATTCCCAATTTTGCTTCAAGAAGACCGCAACCCAAATCGTAGTAAACTGTGCCGTTTGCTAGTTCTTGTGCTTTTTTCCATATTTCATCATAACTATCTGGTGATACAGTAAAACTAGTATTACCATTTATTGCATCTTCAATTTGTTTTTGAACAATTAGTTCTTGTGCTACTTGCTCGACACTTTTATTTAAATTAGCGGTTATTGTGCCGTAGAAGAGATTCAAAACACTAGCCATAAATACTTTTTTATCGATAAGAACCATTGCTGCGATAAATCCTTTAAAGAAATCTCCGATTGTCATGCCCGAAACTGGCTTAAAGTTTATTGTGTTATCATTTTCATTATATGTCATTTTAATTACACCAAAATCTTTTGGTACGCCCGGAGCAGCACATGCTTGATAAAGAGAATAATTAAAATTAACGTTTTCAACGTCGCACATAAGACTTCCCGCCGTACTACTGGGGTCAATTTGTGCTACTTCAAAAAAATCAATATCTTTAATTTTAAAAGTATAGCCATTTAACATAAAATCACTAGGAACTTGTTCTGCGGAATTTGGTTGAGTAACCGAATTTTCCGTACTCTTTTTTAGTGGTACGGTTATTTCGTCAATGAGGTCAGTAAACATTTCGCCAATTAGTAACATTAATGCATCAGTACCAACCACAACTTTAAGTACGTCGAGTAAATACGGAACAATATCCTCTTTATTATTTACTGAAGGAAAACTGCTGTTCAGTTGGGGCATCGGTTTTTCTTGTTGCATAGAAACCCAAGCACCGATTTTACTAAAGACACCTTCCTTTTTATTGATAATTGACTCTGACATTTCTTACCTTTTTAATGCGTTCTTCTTATCTAGTTCATCACGAACTATTTTTAATAATTCGTTTTTCTTTTCATTACTAAGGTTATTATCATCAGGTTTGTCCCTTTCACCCTCTTTTGCTCTAGAGTCAAAAACAACTTCCTTAAGATATTTTAAAATCATGATTTTTTGGTCAACGTTTTTGGCTTCAGCCATAATAAGTTTTACAATCTGGTCGCCAAGTGCGGCAACCTCACTATTTTCTTTTATTTTTACTTCCCATTTACTGAACAGTCTGGCAATCTTTGCCTTTTGGTTATGACTATCATCATAAATTTCTTGAAGAAGACCATTCACGCTGTCTTCGTCAAATTTTAATCGTTTTCTCGTTGGTCTAGGGCACATAGTTAATAAGTTTTAGTACTAATAAATACTTTTATATTGATTTAGTCATCGAGATAGTCAATCTTTTCCATAAAATAGATATCTTTAAATGGTTTAATTCCAATTCTAATCTCTTTTGTAGATAAAGCCGTCTGCTCTTTTAAAAAGAATAATATTTTGTTTTTGGCAAATTTGTTTGTAATTCTTTTATTATATTTACCATCTGGAGTATCTTCCATAAATAATACATGCCAATTTTTCAACACGTTGACAATAGCATCGCCAACAATTGCTTCGTTTTTCTTTATTGTGGCATCGGTATTAATTTTAACCTCGATTTTTTCGATTACTGTTTTAATGAGTTTATCTAATTGATGTTGAGTCTCCATCTCCATTTCATACGAATACTCGATGTTTTCATTAATCTCATCAACAAAATCATCATAAGAAAGATTGATTTTTTTCTCTGTATAACTTTTCTTTCCCCAATCCTTATAAAAATTTCGAATTATTGTCTGACAATAACTATATGCTTTTGAGTTAAATATTCGGTAATTATTTATTTTATCCTTTTCAAGAATAGATTTTAGTTTTTCCCGTGCTTCATCAGCATACCAAAATCTATAATCATCACCTAATTTAGACCATTTATCGGTATCACATTTATTAAGTTCAATAATAAATGGTCTGTACTTAATCATATGTTCGATTAGATGTGTTAGTGCTTCTTCTTCAACTTGCTCCATTGTATAGTTTCCAATGTAAATTGGATACTTTCTTAATATGGATTCGTTCATTTTTCGGAAGGGTTCGAGCAGAATTTTATTATAGATTCTGTTCTTTTCTTCTCCCGAATTTGAATTAATATAGTCGAATACTGCTTTTTCTTCCTTCTCCGCAAAATAAGGAATAACTTCTACGTCTTTCATTCATAATAGAGTCAAAATACTGTTATTTTTCGTCAACTACAATTTTAGTTAGTCTTGACATATCAATTGCTCTATCAGTTGGAAAGTTTGCTTCTTTATTTGCTGTTTCAAACCAAAATTTTCTTTCGTCCATCGACATGGTCTTCTGAAACTCGCCGAACATACTACCTTCACGGGTTGCGAGATGTTTATATCCTATTTTTGGTATGCTGTAGATTTTACATGCGCTGTTTAATGCTCTGAGCAAGAACTCATACATAAAGGTTAACTTCATGTTTGATTTATATTTGCCAAGATTTACAAACTCTGATTTTTTAATTACAGCACCACTGAGTTTAAAGTCGGTATATTGCTTAAGTGCGTTAGCATTTAGATAACCCATTTCACCATTCTCACCTACAAACTGTTGTGCCCATACGGTTTCGTTGGTTAATTTAATACCTTGATTAAGTTCATTAACCTCAATCATCATAGTTAAGAAGACATCGACATTGGGGTAAGCCTTGATATACTTATTGACATTGCTGAAGTATGTCGTGCTGTATTCGTCGTCGAACTCAAGTACCGAGAAATATGCGGTAGTTATTAATTCTGCAGCCATATTTACTTGAGACTGATAGTCGGTTTTACCTTCATTCTTAATGAAAAGAATGTCAAAATTAGTCTGATACTTTCCAAAAAGACTCTGTTGAAAGGCGATTATGCCTTCTTCGATTGCAGACGCATATACCACAACAATCTGTGGAAGTTCTACAAGTTTTTCTTGCTTAACTACTGATTCAATTGCTTTCTCTAAAAGACTCTGAACCTTTTCATTATATTCGTGTACGGGAATTATTACTGTTGTATTCATATTATTAATATTTAATTTATTATTTATTCTTGATTTGGAGTTATTTGTGGTGATTCTAATTGTTGCGGGAGTGCTTGAATAAACAAAGCAAGTCTTGCATCAACAAATCCCTGGTAAATCTCCGTGAGTTGTTTTTGAGAGTTTTCTTGATTATACTTTTCTGAGAGTTTTTCCATTGAAGCATATAAGTCCGGAGAAATTGCATCGTCGAGAAATTTAACAAGTACTTCACCGATTAAAACAGGCAAGTCATAGAAATTATCTGTCCAAACGCCAGCACCTTCGGCTATTTTAACTACTGAACCAGTATCACCCGATGTTCTTTCAAGAATATATTCGGGAGTAATGTCGGGTTTTAAACAGATTGGAATTACACCAGACTTCATACATTCGAGAGGGAACGTACCCAAACTTGCTATTCTATCAATCCAGACCGCAGCAAAATTACCTTGGAGTCTTTTTGCAAAGTCAACCCTACGCATTTGTTGTGGCGGTTTTGATTTTGTAAGCATAGGGTCAAAAGTAACCCACGAATACTGAGGATATTTACTGAAGAATAATTTTACAAGTTTACTAATTTCATTAGCATTTCTTCCAACGACAGAAACAACTGGCTTTTGTGGAACATCAGACCTTTCAAAATAATCTGGAATACCGACATTATATGATTTAATATTAAATTTACCAATACCATAAAAGGTTTCTAGCCATTCTTTAAGGGTTTCAGATGTGGTTATAACATCATTAATGTTAAACGATTTCCAATCTGTTCCCGGAATTAAAGAGTTAATCATATAGTCAACTGATTGAAGTAAGCCAATTCTCTGACAAGGTAAATTTTTGGTTTGTTCCATTACGTTTGAATATACTTCGGGTATAATCATAATATCCTCTGGACCAACGGTTAATTTTGGGTCTGACATTGGAATATGTTTGAACTGGGTGAGTTCTTTTTCAATCCAAGTCGGTACTACATAGTCACCCTTTTCTACTAAGATATAAACGTCATATCCCATGCTTTTAACAACTGTTGCATGAAAGTATATTTCATAAACACTTGCACTCGGACTTTGGGATTCGGGTACACAAAATAAGAATTTTGATTTCTTATTTATTAATCTATCTAAAGAAGATTTAATTTTTTC